CACATTAAATTCTTGACTTGGAAAATTCTGTAGTACTTGTTAGTACGAGCCTTAAGAACGCCCATGCCAACATCTGTACCTTCAGCAAATGGGTTTGCAACCATGCCGTAACGAGTCTTGAAACCAATCTTAGGTTGGAATGTGAACTGGTCAACTGCACGAACCATTTGTAGAGGAACGTATGGGCAATAGAACAGACCTGCATCGTATGGAGAAGAACCCTTATAACCGATTGTTACCAATTCTTGGTTAGAAGTGTATCCACCGAAGTAAGGATCGATATAAACCTTGATACGGCCATGCAACAGACCAGCAAATGTGTTACCAGTATCATCAACTTGCAAGTCAGCAGACAATGCAGGAGTATACTGTAGAACACCAGCCATAGCCATAGCGGAAGCAACGTCTGAAGAAACGATCAGAACGTTACCCTTACCACGACGAGTCTGCTTAGCGATAACGTTAGCATCACGTTCGATTTGGAAGATCAAACCCTTGAAACGTTCAACAGACCAACGACCGTTAGAGTCAGTGTCAAGGTCGAACACACCAGTGTTTGTAGTACCGTATTGAGCACCTGGCACAGCAACTGTGTAGATTGTACGGATAACTTCACGGTTGATTTCAGCAAGAATTTCTGTAGACAGAATGTTAGACAATTCTGTTTCAGCATCAAGACCGTGGATAGCCTTCAAGTCTTGTGCAAGTTCTAGAGAGTATTCAGCCTTCAAAGCACGGCTACGAGCAGTAACAGTAACTTTTTCGATTGAGAATGCCATTTGGCTGAAAGCAGTTTCAGCAGTTGCACCCAAAGCTTCAGCAGCAGAAGTGGACATACCAACACCAGTTGTGAATGCGTTAGCAGTCAAGTCACCTACTGGGTTTGTATTAACAACGTCACCGTTACCAGCGTTAGCAAAACCGAATGGGTTGATGCTAGAACGTGTACCGGAGAAGATTGTGTTAGCTTCGTTGAAGAAAGCTTCGTTAGCGTCACCAGTACCTGGAGTACCTTGAGCACTGTACTTAGCGCGCATTGCGAAGATCAAGCCTGTTGGGCCTGTCATTGGCTGAACGCCAGCAACGTCATAAGCAATCAGGTTAGGCAATGCACGGCGAACCAAAGAGATAAGGATAGGGTCAAAGTTATTAACACCACCTGTCAAGTTGGTAGGAGCAGCAACTGAAGGAGCAGTTTCATTCAGTTGACTTGCGGCTGCAGCCATTTCACGCTGTTGGTTTTCAAGAATAACAGCAGTAACGGCCTTCTTATATGGATCTTTAATAGCTTCTAATTCTGGGTGTTCCAGAACTGGTTGCCATTTGTTTTGTAGTTCTTCAGATAGAAACATTTAATTTTCTCCTTGTTAGTTTCTAATTGTGGTAATTTTTATTTATTTTACCACAGTTTTTGAGATTGCGGAAGCGATAGCAGCGATTGCAGGATCAGCAGAAACGGTAGTTGGTTTCTTTTCATCTTCAACAATCACTTCTTCATTCAGCACGGAACTTGCTGCAGGTTTAACAGTTGCCTCTGTGAAATATGAAGTTCTTAGAGTAACTAACTTGTCTGCAAATTCGTCATCAGTGGTGAATTCCACACTCTCTGCGAGCGATTTCATTTTTTCCACCTGAGTCTGAGTTAGGCCTTCACATACTGCATGTATAGCCTCGATTTTTTTGTGTTCGTTCAATTCTTTACGTAGTTCAACTGAAGCCTTAATCTGTTCGTTAACTTCGGATTGCAGTTCTTCTACTTTGTCTGTCAATTCTTCAACAACATTAACCTTATCTTCAGGAATGTCGATGTAGTGTTCTGTGAATAGGTTGTGTAGACCCTTGATGAAATCTTCAACGATTTCTGCACGTAGACCTTTTTCGATAGCCAATGTGTTATCTTTAACCCATTCTTCGGCCATGTAACCAATGTAGTCGTCTAGTTTCTGTGCCAATTCGTTCTTAACTTCTTCAACAGCCAATTCGAATTCTTCTACAAGAGCTTCTTCGATTTCTTCTACCAATGCATGTGTACGTGCAACAACGGCAGTTTCAAAGATTGTGGTTGCTTTAGTTTTGAATTCTTCAGAAAGATTTTCACCAGAAAGAAGTGCATCAACATCGGATTGTACTTCCTCTTTCATCTTTTCTTTTTTCATCATTTTCTTGATAAGTTTCTTATCTTCGGCTTCGTCTTCGTGTCCTTCATCCTTTTCTTCGGCCACAACTTCGCCTTCTTTTTGTTCTTCTTCAGGAACATAAGGAGCTACTGCGCCAGGATTTGTTTGGAACATTTGCTTAGCCAACTTTGCCTTAACACGGTCACGAATATTTTCATAAGATGTTGGTTCATCTTGAGAAACGGTATGTTCGGAACCTTGAGTTTCTTGTGGTTGACCTTGTAACTTCTTAGCTGGTTCAGAACCAACAGGAGGAGTTGCACCAGGTGGTGTTGCTGAAGGAACACCTTTTGTATAGTCACCAGCTTGGTCGTCTTTTTTATCAACTACGCCTGCAACTTCACCTGCATCTTTTGTGCCATAAGCAACAGATGTAGGCAATTTTTGTGGACTATCTTGACCGCCACGCTTAGCAGCAATGTTGGAACCAAAAGTTTCTTTAGCACCTTCGTTCATCAACACAGCTTTAGCGGCATCAGCTAGATTTTTCTTTGACATGTTGGAAATCTCCTTGATTTTTATATTGGATATTTATAATTAAAGTTTTCTTAGGAAGTTTTCAAAGATTTTTAAACTCACCTTTTCAATGTCATTACGTGAAGCTTCTTTGATTTGTCTCTTAGAAATTTCGTAATCCATTTCGGTGAATTTTCCATCTACTAACATCCATTCTTTGCCTTCCATGATACCTTGTACAAAAGCACCAGGTGCGGAAGGGTCAGCTACGATATCTGCCGCTGTGGCCAGATGAAAGTCATCTTGAACAATATTGACACCATTAATTGATTTCAATGAACCCAAACCACGTGATGATACGCCAAGTTGGCCACCACCTTCAATGATTTGACGGGCAATATTACCCATAGGTGTTTCAAGAATTTTTGCTTTGCCTATCCAAACATTACCTTCTTGTCTCAAACCAACAATGAGGTGTGAAACACGGTCTAAGTTAATGGTTGGGGTGTCAGGATGTCCTAATTCACCAAAGGCACGATTTTTTATAACATATTCTTCGTTATAACGGCCAACTTCTTTACGCATTGTTTCTTCTTTGTACATGCGTCTGTTACGGTTGACCGCTTCAGATACTAAAAAAGGACCCTCAATAAAGAGAGTCTTTTTTCCGTCTTGTTCTTCTGTAAGATATTGAATATCTTCTGTTAATTCGGTAATCAGTTTCATTTTAACTCCTTATGGACGTGGACCGTAATTATTTGAACCACTACCTGGATAGTTAAATGATGCAGGGTCATTCAATTGGCCACGCTGATAATGTTGATTATCTTTACGTAGTTCCACGATGACGTTATACGTTGAGTTAGCTACGTTAGCACCAAATGTTGTGATACCAATGTCGCCGTTACAACCTGCTGTTCCTTCTGCATTATTTGGAATTGTGATCCAATTGCCGTTGTCGTTGTATGTACCAACACCTTGACCGGAAATACCGATGATAGTTTTTGTGTTTGCTGCGGAACCAGAAGTCCAGTACAATCTTGCATGTCCTGTTCCTTGGAAGTTGGCTTCAAACCAAATTTTCTCAACAGATAAACCATAATATGGTAGAGGTCCTGTATTGGCGGCACTGGCCAACAAGTTTGCTTTGGATGAGTCCAACGCTCCATATAAAGTATTAGCTTGTATACGTGCGCCGTTGGATTCATCACCACTCAAACCATCAAAGAAACCGGTAAATTTAATTACCGTTTTCTGTGTCGTATCTCTCAATACTTGATATGTAAAAGCATTTGCCATTTTTTATTCCTATTATTGTTCTGTGGTTATAGGTTCATCCACAGCCGTTGCCATAGGATCAGGCTGAGTATTGAACATATTTTTTGCAACTTCAATTTTCTTTGCTTCGATATGTCCCATTACTCTATCTTGTAGAGCTGAATAGAAAGCGTCACGCATTTCTTTTGCTTGGTCATTCTCTGCATAATCCACAATTTGTCTTGGATCCATAATTTTCTCCTAATAAAATATTTATAGTATTCGCTTCAATCGAGTAAACGTTCCATCTTCTAAAGTTAAATCACCTTTTGAAGATTTGGATTCACTCTTTGGTTTGGATTTAGGTTCTGGTTTTGAGGCCGCCGCAGGAGAACCACCACCTGATGGTGCACCTTGCCCTTGGTCAGGCATTGCATTTGCCATTGCAATTTGATTTTCTGCGTCCACTTGACCCATCATTTGTTGTTGTGCAACTTGTGTTGTCACTTGTGATGGTAGACCAATACCTTCACCTTTTTCTTCATCGATTTCTTTCTGCATGGATTTCATATCATCATCATTCAGACGTAGTACATTACGTTGTACCCATGCACGTGAATAATATGAACCAACAAACGGATCGATTGCACCCAATACACCCAAACGGTTCTGAATCAGTTCTGCTTCTTTAAG